TGCTTCTGCTGGTAGTTTAAGTGACGCTAATGCAAATATTATGGCAATAGCAGATCATAACACTAGAAGATTTTTATTTGATATTGAAGGTGATTTTCATGCAGATAGTTCTTCTACTACTTTTGATACTTATGAGGATGCTCAATTAGTTAGAGCTTATGATTTATCTCATGGTAAAGGTGTTATTAACTCTCAGTTTGATAAATATGTACAATATCAACATGAAGATTTAGCTGATGCAGGTTTAGTTGGTAGAGAAGATGATGGCACACCTAATCACTTTATTAATGTTACTGGTTTCCAAAGACTACATAATGGTGCAATTTGGCAACAATATGAGAAACACCAAAGACTAGCTAAAGCAGTATATGAACTAGCTAAAGTAGCAGTTGGTGAAGATAAAGCCAATGAGATACTAGAACAAAACGAAATTAAATTATTAAACTAAGGAGAAACAAATGGCAATAACAGCAAATATGACAACTCACGATGGTGTAGCACTAACAAGTGCATACGTTAGAGTGACGTCTACATACGTAAAAAAAATGGGTAGTGACTGGAAGTTAGTCTACGATGTTGAAATCTATAAAGATAAAGATACACGTGATGATGAAACAAAAGAGCAATCACATCGTATATCTAACAAACATTTACAACATTTTAAGATTGACTACAGCCTTGACGCTTCTGATAATCCTGTTAAATTAGCTTATGCTGATTTGAAAACAAACAGCGAATTATCAAACGTAGCAGATGCATAGGAGATAAAATGTTTACAATAAACGATAAAGAATACGATCAAACTACCTTATCTGATAAAGGTAAAGCAGTGTACTCTAAGTTGATGAGACTTGGTGAGCAAAAAGCTGACTTGGATATTGTCATAAACTATTGGACAGCACAGCTTCAAGCTGAACTGCCTAAAGAAGAAGTTACTGATGGATCAGAGTCAAAAGAATAGCGTAGATATTGCACGTCTAGAAGGCAAAGTTGACGTAATAGCAGAACGATTAACCCTAATGAAGGACAATCACCTGTTTCATATCGAGAAAGATATGCGTCAACTGCGTGCTTTAGTGTGGTTTATTGGTACTACTGTCTTTGCACAGATGCTCTATATAATAGTAAGATCTCTTGTTTGACTTATATTAGCAAATAAGATTATGTTTACATATGAACAAACGAATACTTGTAATAAGTGATACGCATTGTCCTTACCATCATCCTGATTTAATTTCATACTTAAAAGCTATTAAGAAGAAATACAAACCTGATCGTGTAATACACATAGGTGATGAGGTAGACTCACATGCAATATCATTTCATGATTCAGATCCTGATCTGTATAGCGCAGGTGATGAACGAGAACAATCTTTAAAGACTATTCATGCTATGGAGAAATTATTTCCTGTAGTAGATTTAATGGATAGTAATCATGGTAGCCTAGTATACCGTAGACAAAAAGCTACAGGTCTACCTAGAGCTGCAATGAAAACTTATAATGAATATTTAGAAGTAGGACCAGGTTGGAAGTGGCATGATGATCTTCTTATTACTATGTCTAATGGACAACAGGTATACTTCTGTCATGGTAAAGCTGCTAATGTATTAAAAGTAGCACAACAATATGGATGTCCTACGGTACAAGGACACTATCATTCTAGTTATTCTATACAATACTGGGGTAATCCCAACAGTTTAAACTGGGGTATGCAAGTCGGATGCTTAATAGATGCTAAGTCTCTAGCATTCGAATACATGAAAACACAAAAATCAAGACCAATTATTGGATGTGGCGTTATCTTAAATGGACTCCCAAAGTTGATACCTATGGTTTTAAATAAAGGCGGACGATGGAACAAGGAACTGACTTAGAATATTTAACAACTCCAAAGCAAGGAGTAAAAATGGTGAAGAACAAGCTTTATTTATATATCAATTCAACAAGAGGAATCTATGCAGAAAACAGACTCACAAACGAAGATGCAATTAATCTCGCAAGACAACTACTCAATGGAGCAAACCAACTTAACTGAGGAGCCAATTATGTATGAGCCTGAAAGTAATAGACGACCTGGAGTAACTAGAAAATATGAAATGGATAATCATAAATTCTATGTAAATATAGGATATGATCCTAAAGATATGCTACCTAGAGTAGTACGTATCTGGAGTGATATGAAACAAGGTACTACATTTAGTGATATGTTGATTGATTTATCTGATGATATTACTGAACGATTACAAATAAGAAAAAATTTAGATAGATCACTTGAACGTATGGCATCTGCTGCACCTCGTAGAGGTGATGGTACTGCTTCTACTATTCAAGGATTAATTGTAGATGAACTATTAAAATCATACTATCTCGACTAATGGATATTGTTAAAGCTAGAATCAAAGCTCATGAAGGCTATAGATTAGAACCTTATAAAGATACCCTTGGGTTTCTTACTGGTGGTTGGGGGCATAAGATATTAGGTGGTGAAGAAATACCTGAATCTGAAACAGGCTGGCAAGAGCTATTTGATAAGGACTTTGATATAGCTTTAAAGGGGGCAAACAAGCTCATAGAAGAACATTTAGAGAACACTCTATACTCTGATCTACCTCAGATCAAAAAGGCTATTGTACAAAGCATTCTAATTGAAATGTGTTTTCAGCTAGGACAGGCTGGAGTAGGTAAATTTAAGAATATGTTTAAAGCTATTGGAGAATCTGATTTTTCTAGAGCTGCAGTAGAAATGCGTGACTCTCGTTGGTATACGCAAACCCCTGAAAGATGCTTAGAACTAAGCACTATTATCTCTAATATATAAGGACAAACATGGTTGAAAGAAAACTCGCAGTGCAAGGCATTGTTGAAGGGTTAGATTTAGATAACCCAATAGGAATGGATCCTGATACATATGCAAGTGTAAAAGAATATGCAGGTATGTATACACCGCTATTACAAAGTATAGCAAGTGTAGGTGATCTTGCATTAAGAGGTTTGAACACTGCTGCTTATGGAGTAGCTGGTGCAGCTGGTGATATTGTTGGTGATGAAAGATTGACTAGAGATTTAAAAGCTATGTATCAAATGCCTTTCTTTGGAGCTGGTGCTGCTATAACTAAACCATACAGAATTAAAGAAACACCTAAACAACCTAACCTTAGAACTGTAACAGGTGCTAGAGTAGATAATATGCCAATAAGTCCAACAGCAGATCCTAGTGGTTTGCAAGGTTTATATTATAATATTGGTGGAGTTGCTAAAAATTATGGTCAAGCCAGAGCTGATAAAATACCAGTTGTAAGAACTACACAAGTACCATATAGAAAAGCTGCTGTTGATTCTGCTAGACATCCTATAAGTAAAAAACAAGGCTTTGATGATAGAAGACCTGATTATATACATCTTGGTTATTCAGATGATGGTCAATCAATAGGATATTTTAAGGGTGGTAGACAAACAGCACCATTAACATTGGAAGAAAAACAATTAGCTCAAGATAAATATAATATAGTAAAAGGAAAATTAGATGAAGGAATTAAATTAAATTATGGATCTGATAGTTTTGCTTTATCTTCATCTAAAAAACCTTTCATAGATGTGCCTATTGATAGAATGCAAACTTTTTTAATAAACATATCACCAAAACAAAGAAAGTTAATATTTGCTAGGTTAATGAATCCTGCTACTAGAAATGAAATTTTAAAAATATATCCAGAACTTAAAGGTGCTGCAGGCACAGCTCTTGCTGCTATATCTACAGCAGGTGGTGCAGTAGCACTTAATAAAACAGGAAAATAATTATGTTACAAATGTTAATTAAACCATTACTCGGTGTTGCTAGTGAAGTAGTAGGTGGTGTTATTGAAACACGCAAAGCTAAAGCTGAACAGAAACTTACAAAGATAAAAGCTGAAACTGAGTTGATGTCTAAACAAATTAAAGGGGAGATTGATTGGGATGTTGAAGCTATTAAAGGAAGCAAAGAGTCTTGGAAAGACGAATACCTTACTATATTGTTTAGCATTCCTCTACTCCTGTGCTTTCTTCCTTTTACTGTGGAATATGTTGAACGTGGGTTTGCAGCTCTTGCTATGACTCCTGACTGGTACAAGTATACACTAGGTGTAATTGTATCTGCATCATTTGGTATTAAAGGTGCAACTAAATTCTTTGGTAAAAGATGAATGAGTCTATTGAGATAACAGGTAATGAAAGAATTGCTTTTGATAATGGTAAAGTAGAAGTAGATACAGGATCCAACACATTAGATTTTATATTAATACTATTACTAATCATGTCTATCTATGCAGGTAAAAAACTAATTGATAAGTGGATTAAATAATGTGGTTTATAATAACAATAGTTTTAACATTTCATGATACTGACTTGACTGTTGGTAGAGAATACAAAGCTGAAACATTTAAAGATACCTGGCAGTGCCATGAGTATATAGCAGAACATAAAATAGAATTACTAAGCCCACATATAATTACATATGGTGATACACTAAAAGGATTTGAGTTTTATTGTGAGTCCAGATACGGAGCAGAAGTATGAAGATATCTGATGACACTTCAATCAGTATGCCTATGCGCAATCTTATTACAATTATTGGTGCAGTAGCAATTGGTGCATGGTTTGCATTTGGTGTAATAGAAAGACTTAACTCTATTGAAACACAACTACAATTAATTGATAAAGATCTAGATGCAGCCAATGAGTTTATAGAAGGTGTACCTAAAGGCGATATGGTATCACCACAGATACAAGAATTATTTATGTTAGTAGAGTTCTTAGCTAACAACGTAGAGAAATTAAAAGAACAAATGGAGTTAGAAATACCTATGATTCAAAAGAATGATATGATTATACAGTTCCATGAAGAACGTATTATAGATTTAGAAGATAAGCAAAATGGGAATTATTGAAACTGTAATCATTCTATCCCTGTATATATATGACGGTGGTAATAAGACTATTGAAGGTTGGTATCATCAGGAAAATATTGGAAAGTGTTTAGAAGCTAGACGGACAGCTGAAAGAAATTCAGGCAACCAGGTACAATATACTTGTACGTTAGAAAGATGTCTTATGACTGTTGATCAAACAGGAGTAAAGCATTGTGATAAGATTATGAATTAGTAAATCGTTTGTTCCATCTAGTACGAGCATTATCAATATTAGATTTTACTTCATTCCATTTACGTTCTACCCAAGAAGGTTCAAGGTTAGCTAATCGACATACGTTATAGAAATCTTCTGATCCACTATCTAACCAGACTCTAGCAGTTGTAATAGAGTGTAACTCTTTACTATCTATTAGATCTCCTACTCTTGTCTTTATCTTTTCTGGTCGCTGTGCATCCTGAAAAGCTTGTTCAATTACGCCTACCCATAATTTTTCTTCTGATATCACGAACACATTTTTTCCTTTACTTTTTCTAGATAGACTACAGCATCAAGTAATTCTTCTTGAGTATCTGTTATCCAATCTATGGTTGGTTTCTCAGCAGTACGCATAGTATTGCCATACTTTATTATGCCTTCATTAGATCTTTCTAACATACGCATACATATTTTTTTTACTAAAGGATCGGTCACAATGCACCAGCTTTAGTTAATGATTGAAACTGAGAACAATACATATCATTATCTTTTCTACGAAAGTTATCTTTCTCTTTACTAAAGATAGATTGTTTCATAGCCAACAGATGCTGTTTGTATTCATCAGTCTGTCTAGCCCAATGTTCTTTCATTGCACCTGATAAATCAGTAGGAGCTTTGAATACTTGTTCAGCTAATATAGTTCTTAGATACTCTTTAACATAACTAGCTTGAGCTATGTGTTCTGCTTCAGTATCTTCATTGTCGTAGTTTTGTTGGAGAGCTTTCTCCATACCTTCTCGTGTAATGATTGTCATACTTACTCCTTTCTAGAATGGTACATCATCATCTATATCGTCATCTGATTCTACAGTAGCACCAGGAAATGCATCTTTGATTTCATCTACTACATTTTGTGTAGATTTCTTATAACCATCTACACCTATCTTAATCCACTTAGCAACTTCGCCTGATGGATCTTTTAATTGTACACCTTTCTCATGATGTAATGTCATAAGTACTTCGGTAATTCGACCAGCCAATCCTACAGCTATCATATCTTGTGGTAGTGCAGATGATTTGTTTGGTGATGATTGTTTAGCTCCTGTTGGTTCAGCACTTATATCAACGTCAGGTCTTTCTACTTTGAATGCAGTAGCATTACCATTACGTTCTTGTCCATAAGAAACCATCACTCTATCTCCAACAGATACTTGTGGATCAAACTTGCAATAGAATTTTATTTTAGTTCCACTACTTTCTAATACACAAGGCATAAACCATTGGTCCTTACCTGGTTTTGGTGCAGATAGATAATCTACTACACCTATTGATTGATTACTTTCCATTGTTATTCTCCTCGCTATTTGTGTTGATTGTAATTTTATTATACCATTAGTCGTTCCATATCTTTTTCGCATTATCACGATCCTCCTGACCCCATTTAAACCCATCTGTATTTAATGGTATCATCTGCTTAAATGTTTTCGTGTTAGGTACATTCGCCATAAACGTTTCCAAAGATTCAAATGAGTTTATCATAGATGCATAATTTCTCATAACTGTTTCTTCATCTAATTCAAAGACTCTAAACTTCTTATGTGATGCATAGACTAGTGTTGCTGGCTTACCCAACAGAACTGAATACAATGATTGTTGTCTTACATGATCATCTCTTGGAGCTGTAGGTACTGCTAATGTAGCTTTAGTATCTACAATCATATTCTCATATTCAAAGTCTGTTACGGTAGTGATAGGATACTCTAACTGTGGTAGCTTGTGTCGTTTGTAACTCTGGAATAGATGTGGTTTACCTGCATCTGGAAACTGTTCCTTGATACCTTGAGCTAGGTTAAGAGATATAGATCCAACCTTCTCTGTTTCGTCAAACCATTCACCATCAAACTGTCTTACCATATGATTAGTAGAGTGTTCGACTACATCAGCATCTGACCTATCGAAGAACAAACTGATTGCACATCCAAACTCTGCTGAATTACCCATTCCCATACGAGCTGTTGTTTCTGATCTATTACCCAATAGGTGTCGATAAATCCACTGTGATGGGTTATTGTACCAATCATTACCTTTACTTGCACTATGTCTGTAATCATTTATTTTCATTGTATTCCTTTCTCGAATAACTTATATTTTTTATATGCCTAATTATGATGAACCAATTTCTAATTATAATAGAGAAATCATTGTTACTCAACCTAATAAGAACAAACCTGCTCATATTATAAACATTCGTGAGTCATCTATTGAGACCATGTACTATCGCAGACACATTACTGCTATGCAATATGCTGCTGGCTCTATCTTTAGACGTAAGTTTGAGATGTCTCAACTGATATCTAAACCTGAGATTAGTGTTAAGGTTGATGTATCTACTCGACCATCAATAGCTGACAGTAAACTTGATGCCATTGATGATCTTAACAAACTACATGCTACTGTTGGTCAACATAACTATGAGCTTGTTGAATATGTGTGTGGTTTTGGCAACACTATAAAAGAACTATGTATAAAATTTAGACTGTCTAAAGGTAAAGGTGGTCCAAAGTTTCGTGAAGCTCTTGATGAAGTAGCTATATACTATGGTTTACTAGACAAAGGGAATACTATTCGTGGTAATAAGAAGCGCTAAACACCTCAAAAATGTACGAGAGTACCCATGTTGTGTCTGTAAGACTGACCTAGATATCTGCGCTCATCACCTAACTCACATACAACCAATGGGTATGGGTATGAAATCATCAGATGAATGGACTGTACCACTGTGTCCTATTTGCCACACTACACTACATCACTATGGAGAACGTAGCTTCTGGAACAAACGCAATCTTGAACCAGGTATCTATGCACAGATCCTATACAAGAAAACACTTGACTTTAAATAATCCTTAACCTACCTATATATATAGAATTACCAGAAGTGTATCATATTATGAATGAAATCAATAACTTAAGTAAATCTGATTCGTATCTTGAGAACCTTGATATGGACAAACTAGTAAAATCTGTACAGTCAAGCCTGGCTTGTACTAATAAGATTGCACTAGCTGTTGCAAAACTTATCTCAGCTAAAATATTTCTTGAGCTAGTATGCGAAGAAGAAGAAAACCAAGAGTTCCTTGACGAACTCGATGCAAAATTACAGATACACCATGTCGAAGAAACACTCCATTGATAATACTTCTATAAAAGTACACTGTACTGATATCAAAGTAGAACTTAAATCCCCTGAGTTTGAAGATGATAACCTTACTGATTGTTACGGACACTATCTTAAACGTAAGAACTTGATACAAATACAGTCAGGTCTATCTGATATAGATGAAGCTAATACTATCTTTCATGAGCTAATGCATGCTGTTGTATGGCTATCAGGTGAGAACCAAG